CAAGGAGAGACGGTCGAGGGTACGTTATACTTGTCCAGCGAGGTACTTGTAGACAACAGGCTCGCGTATACAGCGTTCAGCCGAGCGCGCCGATATAGCCAGATTTACATGCTAATTTAAAAAAAAAACAAACCATTCGCAAATTCTTTTTTTTTGCCTTAAGCGCCTTAAGCGCCTTAAGCCATCCCATAAACCATGTGAATCTTGCGACCGCGTGAAATAAGGTCAGACGTGTAAGGGTCCTTTAGTCCCTTTGAGCTCGCGATTGTGTACTTGTACACTGACCCGCTTTGCGTAGCCTTCTTCATCGGCTTGATCCCATTTGACCTAAGCCAGCGGAGACTCGAGCTCGTCTTCCAGTCCTGTACGGGGAATGTGATTTCGTAGAGGACCGGTGCACCTCCGCCGGTAGGAGCCGATACACCAGACAAGAATACACGTCCTCCTCCCATCGCGCCTCCTTGGTGCCTTGGAATATTCTTCATCGCATCCATGAGAACGCGGAAGTCTGTACGGCCATCAAAAGTTCCGCCCATCGCGCCTCCTTTTGCGGCATACGCGGCCTTCGCGTCGGCAAGGAGCTGTTTGTTATCCATCGCCTTCGGCATAGGATACAGTATGTTGTCGAGCCCGTCGCGATCGAAGAAGCCCATGCCACGAAGACGTCTGAGGACTCCGCCGATGAAGTGTCTATCACGGCTTCCGCCAACGAGACCGCTTCCTGTTGTTTCTTGAAGTAGACGCTCCGTGTCTTCGTTTCGTCTCCTAATACGGTCGGCGAGATTCGGGTCGACGTCGAAATCGTCGCTGTCTTCGTCTTGTCTCGTATTTGCAAACTTTGCTTGCAGTGCTCGTTGCAACGCAGTATCGAATACCGTATCAGATAGCCTGCCGATGTCTTCTTCTGTAGCAATACGAGGAGCAGGAGGCTTGAGGCGACCACGCTGTTCTCGAAGAACCTGTTGGCTTAGATCCCCTGGTGAGAAATCAGAGATCCTCGATTGTTGTCCTTCGAACGGACGGAGTAGTTTAGCAGCTTCGGCGTGACCTTTCTTGGATATGCCTTGTCTACGGAATCCGCTCGTTGGTGTATTACGCGGCTGCCCGTAATCAGATTCAATAGGACCTACGATATCCTCGAGAAGAGGAGTGGGTCGACGAGGAGGCAACGGAGGAGGAACCGGGATCGTGCGTGTATTAGGCCTGATGTCTGCGCCTGGTACATTGATGTCATCTCGATCGTTCTGCGCAGCAAATAGGGCCGCGTATTGAGCATCGAGGTCAGCTTGGTTTTTTTCTCGTTGCTCCTGCATGACGTTTTCTTGTATTTCGTCCAGTGTCCTTCTATCGAATAGGGCGGCGTATTGAGAATCAAGATCCGCTTGTTCGCCAGGCGGCCTTCGTCTTACACGGTTGCGAAATGCAGACTGAATCTTGGACGCTGAGTCTCCCCGTATATCATCAGTTAGATCGACAGTCGGTATCGCGGCTTCCTCCCTCTTGGCCGCTTCCGCGAGTTCTTTTCGGGTACGTTTCCCCCTGAATAGACTCTGAATTCGAAGTGCCGCGTCTCTGTCGTTTGCAGCTTCCTCGTCGTACACTGGACCCTCGGCCGGTCTATAAGCTCGGTCAGCACGAGATTTCAGTTCACCTCGTGCGAGTGCACTTCGTATAGCAGCCTGGATAGTTGATGCAGCGCTATCCCTCTGAGTCTCATTTTGTTGTCTAAGGTCGCGCTCGGCGGAGAGTCTTTTGTACTCGCTTAACCGATCAGCTTCGCGTCCCCTCCTCGCCCTGATCATGCGCTGAATCTTGGAAGCAGCGATGTCTCCGTCAGCCGCAGATGCGGCCGCGTCTCTGATTGTGTTACCGACGAACGAAGATACTCCGGCTTCTTCGCGTAGCTGGTCTTGAATCGCTTTGTCGATCATTGCCTGCTTAACAGCCTCCTCTTCGTCGAGTTCGCGTTTCTGGTCAATTCCCTCTTGCTCGAGCCGCTCGATCTCCCTTACACGAGCCTTCTCGGTGTCTGACATGACATTCCGTCTACGAATCGCAGCCTGTAGAGTAGTCGTAGCCTCTCGGCCCTCTTTCAACTCGTTCCTCACCTTCCTTGCCTTAATAGCATTGTTGATGATATCAGCGGCTGCCCTCTCTTCGGGTGTATAGTCAGCGGCTGTCCGCTTTTTTGGTGTATCGTCACGGGCAGCTCTACGCGGCTTAAACTCAAGAGGAGTCTCGTCTTCTTCAGATTTCAATCGTGCCGCTAACTCCTCACCTCTCAGTTGATTTGCCAATTGCTGCTCACTCGATGGTCGTCCGTATTGGCGGGCCGCTTCAGCTGCAATGCGTGCTGCTTTGTCTTCATCTGAGGCCCGTTGCATGTCATCAAATGCAGCTTGAAGCTCTGCAACATTATCAGGAACGGCAGCGGTTTCCTTTGCTTTTGCTTCCTTTCGCTTCTGCAATTCATTCTTTGCAAGACGAGCTCTGATAAGACGCTGGACATCCGATACAGCAGCTAACTTCGCTGGGTCGGTAAATCGCGAACTCATATTCCCGAGAGCTGTTACGACGGCCTGCTGGACCTGAGGAGATGCATCGCGCGCGGTAGCGATAATATTCGCTCCGGATTGTGTCAATTCAGGCGCGGCGAACTGATTCACGATTCGCAGAACTTGCGTTTCCTGTGCAGTTGTCAGACTGCGCTGTGTAGCTGGCTCATCTCGTGGAGTCACGTCGACCTGCTCTCGATCACGTAGTTGCTGATTAAGCGCTCTCATTCGCTGAATAAGTTGCATTCGGTCATCAGGTGCCAGGTCTCCGCTGAGAGCCGACTTTATCGACCTGAGTTCTCGTTCTTGTGCCGTTTCTTGGTCTTCATCTGCCTGCCGCGGTTCCGCTGTGCGCTTTCTCTTTTTTGCTTTCGCCTCCATCTCTTCCTGTTGGCGAACGGCCTGTGCTCGCTGCTGACGAAGTGATTCATTAGCAAGTCTCCGAGTCTGACTCCTCGTCCGGTCGTCCTTTCCTGTAGTCGCCGCTTGAGTGATCAGAGCCGGAGCAGCTACATTTACCAATGCAGGAGTAGCCGAAGGACCAGCTGCATTTGCCAAGAGAGCAGACATTACAGACGCGACACTCTGCTTAGCCGCCTTTTTGTTAATGAACACCTTTCCGTCTGTGAGTACAAGCGGCTTGTTTTTCAACTTCGCCTTAGCGAGCTTCCTTGCGATCTCATCAAGCTCGTACTGAGCCGGTCCAAGGACACGAGTCCCAATAGCTCCACGCGATGCGTCTGCCATTGCATCCAACAAAGCCCGTGACTTGTACTCGTCGATGCCAGTATCCTTTGGATAATCGCGCTTATACTGGAGCCGTGCTCGCTGAAGAGCCATTGAGTCCTGGTTCGACCTCGACGCCCGCGGGCGGATAGTAGAGACAACGGGTATGTCTGAAACGCGCGTTCCTAATTTCTTCCTCGGCCTGCCAACGGGCGCCTTAGGCTCCTTTTTGACGGACTTCTTCTTCGGTGGCATTTGTTTTTTGCACATATACACAAACGAAAAAAAAATTGGGCGTTATCGCCGATTATTTGCGCTTTCGCCGTCCGCCCATAGCACCGCCGACAAGGCCGCCTCCGACAAGGCCAGAACCTTGCGCGCCTGTCAGTCCAGCTAATCCAAGTAGTTGTGGCAAAAAGAGCAGTGGTAGGAACCCTCCCTTCTTCTTAGGTGCTTTCTTCTTCGGTGGCATTTTCAGGCCCGTTGTTTTTTTTTGTTTTTGTTATCATTGGTGCATACGATTTTTTTCACGGCGGAGTAAATTTTTGTACTGTCGTGTAGATGTAATTCGATCCTCCAGTGCCTGAAAGAACAACATTTATCGAGTAAAACGGATGAGTCCCGTCGCCATCACTCGAGATCGTGAACGTGATCGAACCAGTGCTGGGTTGGTAGAAGTAGTCGTTGTTCACAGTAGACAGAATCATCGAAGCTCCTGACGGGAAGCTGCCACCGTTGTTTATCCCGTTGACGGCGTATACATTTGCGCGCGCGGTAGGCTGGCGTATATTGAGTTCGTTGGACGTATTGGACCAGCCGAGTACGATGTACGAGTCTGCATAAAACCCATTCAAGAGGCTGTCAGTTCCTCGCGTAAAGACAGTGTAAACGGTATTGGATTCACCGGCCGGACCAGGTGGACCTGCTGGACCCTGGATACCCTGTATGCCCTGTATGCCTTGATTTCCCTGTATACCCTGTGGAATGGTGAAGTCGAAGACAGCCGCCGAACTGGTGCCACTGTTGATAACTGATGCGGATGTACCTGCAGCACCTGTCGTAGTTAGGCCAGCACTGATAGTTGCTGCTGTACCCGGTGATCCAGTAGAGCCTTGGATTCCCTGTTGACCTTGGATTCCTTGGATGCCTTGGTTGCCTTGCACTCCTTGGAGACCTTGCTCTCCTGGTGGTCCTACGGGTCCTTGTAGACCTGGGATGCCTTGGATACCAGGGTCACCTTGAGGTCCTTGGATACCTGGATCACCCTGTGGCCCTTGAATTCCAGGAGGTCCTTGCGGCCCTGGATCTCCCTGTGGTCCTTGTGCACCGGTAAGACCAATAGGACCTTGGATTCCTTGAGGTCCCTCTGGACCTACGGAGCCTTGCGGGCCTTGTGGGCCTGGAGGCCCCTCTGGGCCTTGTGGACCCGCATAAAGCACACCGATCAGCAGAGCATGGTTATTCGCGAATCCGGCAAGTCCCGTTCCGCCTCCGTTGATGAACGTGACTGGGAAAGCCACATAATCATTGATGAAGTTAACGGCTGGTCCAGACAACGTAAAATTCTGGTAATTCGCGCTTTGACTGCGGTCTTGCACAAGCACAGTAGAACCAGGAGTACACTGTTCCAAGATACGCTCAACGTCATCAGCCGAGTCGTCGGTGTGACTCAAATACAAGAACGTTGCTTCCGTTTGGTCTACAGTGTTCCATTGAATGTAAGCACTTGCGGGCGGTGGAATTTGTGAATTAGCGTCTGCTCGATAAAACAAGATAGAACTCGACGCGCCGTTTTCACCAGCAGCTCCAGTAGCTCCGGTGGCGCCTTGGATCCCTTGTAGACCTTGTGGACCTTCTGGTCCTTGAGCGCCAACTGGACCTTGAGGTCCCTGGAGTCCTTGAGGGCCTTGTGGTCCTTCTGGTCCTACTGGTCCTTGAGAACCAACAGGACCTTGGTCTCCTTGTGGTCCTTGTTCTCCTTGTGGTCCTTGCGCTCCTACGTTTCCTTGTGGCCCAAGAGGACCCTGGATTCCTTGTAAGCCTTGATTACCTTGCGCACCTGCAGGCCCTACGCTGCCTTGCGGTCCTTGGATTCCTGGTATGCCTTGCGGCCCCTGCGGTCCTGGAGGCCCGACGATAACCGGAAATGTTCCGTTGTAAGTATTCGCTGTAATCGAGTCAACTACGATTTCTTTCGCGTCTATGTGACCGAAGACAGGATTCAGCCATCCTTTGGTTTCAGGAGTTCCGGTATTAAGGCTATTCAGGTCCATTTTTGCGTTATTTTTTTTTATCATACTATAAAGACAAAAAAAATGGGGAATATAGTGACAAGCACGGCTGACATACTCGCCATTATAGGTGGAGCAACAACACTATGTTTAGGTATCTTCGGAGCCGTTAGATACTCGCGGTGCAGGACCGTCACTTGTTGCTGGAACGGATGCATCCTACAAAATGAGCCTCCGGGAGCGCAGCCTCAGGACAAAAAAAAGGAATCGGCATCAGTAGTCGATCAAACAGTTCCGCGAACAGATTCCATGACAAGTATAGCCGTAAGCGCCGTCGCCATTTAGCTGATCTGCCGAATGTAGTATTGATAGCGCCTGAAGGTTTCGAAGGCGCCGGTGGCATAGACCCTAAGCGCCATTATGTTGTTCGTTCCACGCGACACAGTTGGAATCGGCACAATAGACGTGTCGGTGACTGCATTGACCTTAGAGGACCCAGTCCCATATGCAGTGCCCGTCCACGAAACCTGACACGTAATCGTCGAGTCCGTAAATGCGGTTACACGGAATGTGCACCGAAACTCGAACGACTTTGCGCCCAGGACGGAGTCGAACGGAATGTTGATTTCTGTCATGGCATCTTCAATCGCGGTCACCGGTACGAATGCAGGGTATAACTGGAGGGCGCCTGCCAAAGGGTAGTTGTCCTCGAGGAATTGGCCTGCCATGTAGATCTCGAACGTGTTGTTGACCTCGAGTTGGCTGGTAGGAATGTAATTACCAGTCACCTGCTGCGTCGTGACATCGGTGTACGTACCCGCGTTGAGCTCGTAAATCGGAATAGGAATTCCGGTCTGGTACGCGAACGCAGCGCCGCATTGCCTTGCCGGCCAACCTGACACAGGATCCTTTAGAAGAAATTGCCCGGCCTGCGAGGTTTGCGACGTGATCGTCCCAACGACAGGATTGAGCCATGCCTTTTTCTCTACTGTGCCAGAGTTTAGCGAGTTCAGGTCCATTTTTGTTTTTTATATTGGTGGCATACGAAAAAAAAAATAAAACCTTTTGTCGTTTTAGGCGATCTGCCGAACGTAATATTGGTCCCGCGTGACGACCTGTCCGAATTGTTGCCCTTGAGCCCAGACAATAAGCTGAAAGGAATCTTCCACTGTTCGCGAAAAAGTCGTCACGGCGTTAGGAGTAGCGTCTCCCCCGATGTAGGACCGCGAACTCGTACCAGCGCTTGAACTGGAAGTGTACGAAGCCTGGCACGTTAGCGTCGTATCCGTAAACGAGATCACACGCAAGGTGCACCGAAACTCGAAAAACTTCGATCCGACGTTACTGTCATATGGAATGAGAATCTCGACGGCGGTTTGTCCGCCAGTTGGGTCACCACTTCCGAAAGTCGGGTAGAACGCGAGCGAACCGGGTCCTTGGGGATCGTCTGTGAAACGTCCGCTCATGTAGACCTCGAATGTAGAGCCGACAACGAGCTTGGAGATAGGAACGAGGCTGCCGACGACACCGAAAGTTGTCATATCGATGTACTGGTATGCGCTCGACCCGATATTATACGCAGGACTCGTGAGTGTGTTTTGGGACGCGTACGTGATGCTCGTGACCGGCTTACTAATACCGGACCGAGGATCCGACGTAACCAAATTCTCCGCCGTAATCGAACCAACGACGGGTTTAAGCCATCCCTTTGATCCAACGGTACCCGAGTTTAGCGAGTTCAAGTCCATTTTTTGTTTTTATATTGGTGGCACACGAAAAAAAATAACAGAATCGTCGTTCCTACGTTTTTACTTGAGCATCTTAGCGAGCTGGGCGCGCGTAACCTTTTTGCCGCCAACCATACGGCCTCCTACGTTCCCGCCGACGAGGCCTCGGCCGACAAGACCCGAGCCTTGCGGGTTGATGAACGAGTTGATTCCGGTGGCGATAGGAGCAAACTCAGGCGCGACGAACGGGAGAACCTTCGACGCGATGTTTGCAACCGGCCTGATGACGGACATGAACCCCTTAGCGAAGTCATCGAAGAAGCCGCCACCGTAGAGGTCGCCGGATGGCATGAAGGGAACAGCCGGCTGCATCTTAGACCGGAGGACATCCTCGTTAGTGAGGATACCAACAGTGCGCACGACGTTCTGCTGAGCAATGGTCATAACACCAACGCCGAACACGAGGACTTGCAGAGACACACCGGCCATTGGAAGGGGAATGTACGGACCATTATCGTCCGGCGCGATTCCAGAAGCCTGTGCTGTCTTGACATTGTTGAACGTTACCTGCATCCGAAGGTTATACGACCCACGCAAACCAACGGCCTGGTTAGCACGAAGCGGGATGTCCTCGCCGAAGTTCAAGCACAGAACAGAACCGCAGTCACGATTCCACTCAGTCCACGTCAAGTTCGTGTTGTTCTTTGCAGCGATGTTGTAAAGATCGACTGTCGTAGCCGCCGCGAGGAGCGAGTCTCGGTTGTCGAACGAGATGTTGATAGACTGGATAGACGCGAATACATCGGCCTTATACGGGCTCGCCGCACTGTCTGGCTCGTCGAGGAAGATAAGCAGACGCTGAGGAATCGAGTTCAGCTGGACGTTGTTCATGTTGATGACCTGCTGTGTAGCACCGGCCGCAATCGTACCCGGGAGAGTAGTAGTGTACAACGTCGGCTCGTAGTACGGGTAGTTGTTGATGTCCGGGATGATCTGAAGCGCGTCCGGCGTCAGGAAGTTCATGTAGACATAGCACTCTTTCGTAACAGCCGTAATAATCGGATCTGCGATTACGCTATTGTCGACGAATGTACCTACTCCGTCTACCGAATACACAGCCGCCGCGAGATCTGATCCACCACGTCCGCCGAGCTGAAGCTGAAGGTTCATCGTCTGGACCCCGATCAACCCCGTATCCTGATCGCCTCTCTGGAACAGGAACGGGCTAAGGAACAGTGGCTCGCGGACAGTGAACCGAACGCGCGCGGTAACCGGCGTAAGTGGAGCAGCTGGGTTCCACGGCTCATTATCGACAACCTGGATGTTGTAAAGAGACGTCCGCGACGTTTGCAGAGGATTTGCACCACGCTGGGCGAACGGCGACAACGCTGTACCGTCTGTCTGGACGTATGTCTGAGCCAAGTCGAGCATCGTAGGTGTCAAACCCTGGTCGATCTCCGACTGCGCGAGACCATTTGCGTATCGCGTAGTCGCGCGCCAGTATTGGCCGAGATTCTGCGAGAGCTGATCGTTGTTGATGGATACCTGCAGAGACCGAGTCGCATTAGCGAGCGGATATGCACGGGGTCCGTTTGTGCCGTTGATATCACCGAGAGTTGTACCCGGACTCGCATCAGGAGCAAGAATAGCGCCGGTTCGCGCGTAATTTAGCAGCGTTGACTTTCCATCTGCCGGAACACCAACAAGCGTGACCTCGAAAGTAGCCTCGATGAACACGCGCCTATTCACAAACACACGCGTCGACGGCGGATTGAGCGTGAAGTTGAGCTGGTTCCCGGACGACTGACCGCCGTTGGGGACGAACCTAACATAACCGGCATCCTGCGGACCGTCGAAGATCTGGTAGGTTCGGCGAGAATAGCTATTCACATCGGTACGCGTATCGACGACACGCTTGGTCGCGAGGGTCTCGACGGTGATCGACATTTTCTTTTTTTGGTTTTTACATTACGGTACTACGAAAAAAAAATAGAAGCGCAGAGGTTCCTAATTTATTTTCGCCGGAACATAATCTTTGCCGAGAACACTCCGTTTGGTGGAAGCTGAATCTGATAAGCCGCGCCTGTATAAGAAGTCCACCAGGCCTGGAGAGTAACGTGGTAAATCGCCTCGCGACCGCCGAGAGAGATCATCCTATATTCCGCCGTTGGCAGGTACTCAATGCGGCTATGCGCCTCCATAGGGTTCTGGTCCTGAGGCAAGATGAAATCAGTAATCATAGGAATCGAGTTCGACGAAGTACTGCCGTTTTGTCCATATCCGACAGCTCCTGGAATAGACTCTCGTTGAATCGGAAGCGAGCTCGTTGTAAGGTAAATCGTACGCGCTGCCTGCCAATTCGAGATAGACTTCGCCGACTGCTCGAGGTAGACGAGATTACCAGCAGGGTAGTAACCGGGAGACTGAAGCGCGAGAGGAAGACCAACGCGAGAGGTTGCCGCCGTCTGCACGTAATTGGCATTCCACGTGAACAAGAGGACGTCCTTGTTAAGAGGCTGCAAAGGTCCGATGATGATCGCCGGGAAAGCATACAGGTACTTGTACGCAACCTCGTTCATGTAAATCGCGAAATCGTTGTACGTAGTGGCGTAGTCAGGGGTAAAGTATAGCCTGAAAAGCTGAGTCGTAGGATCCCACACGAGACGAGGAGGAAACTGCGGCTTAGACCCTCCGATTAGAGGCCACGCCGTCGTAAATAAGTCGTTGATCATCTCGGTACCAAGAGCGATGCTCTGAACGAATCCAGTAGGATCCTGAGTCTGAACATAATACGGGCCATAGTTGACACCCGAGCTACGAAACGTGAACGAAAGCTGGGTATTCGTACCAGTCCCAAGAGGGAAAAGAGCAACAGGCAACAAGATCGAGTCTACGTCGAATCGCACGACAGACATCTCCCATTGTTCAGGAACTTCGATGATTGGGACGGACCTACCATCTTGTATGTCAGCGAGAACACGACCGGCTGTGTTATTGACCATGGTCGCATTGTAATATACAATATCCTGGCTTCGTCGAATAGTATCGGTCATCGTAGTTTTTTTTGTTTATACATGAGAGATAAAAAAAAAGAAAATGGATCGGTCTCTGTCAGACAAAGAAATCACATCAAGAAGTGGTATGAAATGCCACTTGTACCGAGACCTGGAGCGCCTGATACAGCTGCCTACAATGCCGTTCTGTCTTCTTTACGAGATGCAGCCATGTACCGGTCACTGGTGCCTTGTGCACGAGACGGTGAATACAGACGGAGTCCCGTGTATCGAGATGTTCGATAGCTACGGAATATTCCCAGACAACGAACTGAACTGGGTAACCCCGGATTTCAAGAAAGTGTCGGGTCAGCAGCACACACACCTGCTTAGGCTTCTTCTTAACAGCGAGAAGCCCATAGCATACAACAACGTGCGCCTACAAGGAAAGGGTACAAGCACATGCGGTAGATGGTGTATCCTAAGACACAAGAATCGTCACATGTCAAACGAGCAGTTCTGCGACGAAGTAAAAAACGATTGCTCGTCAATGAAAATGAATCCCGACCAATTCGTCTTTAGCCTGATTCCAGACCAATAAAAAAAATCAGACCTCGTCAAGAATCAGTCTTGAGGACATACACCTCGTGCTCTGTAACCACATAATTAGGAATCGTAAGTCCCATGCACGTCCACCTCGACCTCGAATCGAGTATCCTACGAATCTGCTTAGGCTGCAGACCTGCATAAACCTTGAGATACCGCTGGACGTGATACGCAGACCCGCCGTTGAAGAAGACCACGCGATTGGCCTCGTTCAATAGAACACGCGATCGACTGTAGTCCATCAGCTGATGAGCGAGAGTGATCACATGGATCTCATACTTCCGGCCGTTCGCGAGAAGATCGTTGTTCAGAGACTGCACAGCGCGCTGAAGATCCTTGTCTTGTAGGTTGTCCGTGTCATCGAATACAACGAGCGACTGCGTTAGGTCTGTAAGCGAAGGAGGCTTCTCGAGGAACGTCTCGTCGAGCGGAATCTGGTTGATCGGGAGAATCTTGTACGCCTTCTCTTCCTCGTGTGTAGAGATTAGAAACACATTTCGCTTAGGATACATCTCAGTGTATTCTCGGATGTACTGCGCGGTGAACGTCGACTTACCAGACCCAGACTTACCGGCTACAAACACGCGCTCGGAATTCTTGGAAGGGTACACACACAATGTCTCTCCGTCGGTCCTGTATTCGTAACGGTTCTTGCGGTCGTACGCGGCACGAAGAAATTCCATATGCTCGTCGAGTCCGGGAGGATAGTCCGTGCGATCATCAAGTAGGGCCGTACGGATGGCCTTTCGGTGTGCAGCAGAGATAGGCTTTTTCGACGGAGCAAGCTCATTGTTTCCAAAAAGCTCGAGAGGGTCTTGCTTAAGCTCCGATAAGCCCGTGTCCTCGGTGATGAATACCTTCTTTCCCTCATCTTTACCTGTACAGATTACAGCAACAGGATTTCCTTTTTTCAGGGATATCATCCGGGTTTTTACTACACATAAAAGAAGATTTTTTTTTGTTTCTCGGAAAATGAAACAACTCTTTTTACTTGTAATTGCTTAGCGTCGCCCTGACCCACTGGTCGTAGAACCCTGCGTACTCGGCCTTCTGCCTCTCCTTCCTGGCATCATCGCTCGATGGAACATATTGGTTCGGGTACCAGTCGAGTGGAGGAACTTGATTGGCCTTAGCCGATTGGTCGAGAGAAAGAGGAATCTGAACATAGCCAGAGGTATCATCGATCGCCCCTCCGCGACTAACCCGGTTCGCACTTTCAAACGACTGAAGCTTCTTCCCTTTCGACAAGTCGTACATCGCTCCTCCGTACATGTCCTGATGAGACATCTGCTCATACATCCTAAATAGGACAGCCGGGCTGATAGCAGTTTGCACCTGAATCGTCGTCATTTTGGGGTCTTTTTTGTTATCTACTAAGTTCTACGAAAAAAAATGTGACGCCCCTTAATAAAATGCAGATCATCGGATCAAAGGCAGACGTGTTCAATGGAAAGGCAACTCGCACGAGCGGAAACCTTACACGCGAGGATCTGATGATCAACCGACGAAACAAAATAGTCAGTCGCAAGGCTTACCAGGCAGCGCTAAACAGGTACGAATCAAGAAAGAAAGACCTAATAAACTCTGCGCGCGAGGGAAAGAGGAAATCTGGCGTCCCGGCGATCTCATCCTACATTAATTTACACCAACCGTTCTGCGGCATCGTCAACGCAAAGCACGCTGCATGCAAGATACTCTCCAACGAACAGCGCCTCAAACTGTTAAAGGCACGACTCGAAATTATTTTCTAAGCTCTCCAATGAAAAATGCCATACGAATGGATGCCCGTAGAACTTGTTGAAAGCATAGTTCCAACACTCATAGAGAACGGCGTAAGCGAAGTCGCAAGAAGCTCACGGGGGTTCATTACAGCTTACTCCCGCTTCAGAACACCAATGCGCATGGCAATCGAGGTCGTACCAGGAGAACGTGTCACATGGGCACAGAAAAGAGAGCTCTTCATTCGACGAACTCTCGCCGCCTACAAGAAAAACCCGTCTTTTCGACGGGCTCTGTCGCTTATGGCATGGGCTTTCATGCCAAAAGACTACAGACCAAGCGACGCCTTCAAGTTGCAGTCACAAATCGTTACAGGAAAATGAAGGAAAATTTGAAAATACAATGGACGGGGCTCGTCATACGCAGATATCGTCGGAAAATTAGTTTACGTAAGGAAGC